TTATTTCAGGTGCTGTCATGGCTCTTAGTCTTTCACGACCTGCTTCCATAGGATCAAACATACTCCCATACAAACCTCTTTTTTGTGCCATTGACATGTCATCTACATTAACGCCTGTATTAGGTCCTAATAACATATTAAATAGGTTCATCATCCTAATAATCCTCCTAGTACTGCTCCACCTAATACATAAGGATTCATAGCTGCTAAACCTGTTGCACCTGCTGCTGGTGTAAATGGAACTAAACTACCTAGTCCTGCTCCACCTAATGCACCTGCTACCATTCCTGGTCCTTGTGTACCTGGTCCTGTTGTTGTAACTGTTCCTGGTAAAATAGTACCTGCTACAATGTTCCCATACTGTTGTAGTGCTTGACTTGGAGCTGCTTGTTCAAATGCAAATCGTTGCATAGCTTCTGTTATAGGTTGTTGTGCTCTTGCTGTTTCTGCTGCACCTACTTGTCCTAGCGTTGCTGCAGGTTGAGCAAAGGTTTGCATAATACTAGGAGCAAGACCTAATGTTGCAGCTTGTGTTCTAAGAACGTCACCATACACATCACCATACATTCTTGATGCAACATCTGCTTGTTTCTGAGTAATATCTTTTATTACTTCTGATTCTAGTATTGCTTGTCTTGTGCCACCTAATTGACCTGCCCCAGTAGCACCACGTCTAGCTTGTTGTAATAACCTTGAACCACTTTCTTCTATAGGTCTAAGATTTGCTGCTAATGCTTCTTGTAGCATTGGGTCTTGAAACCTTTGTGCAGGACTCATTAATGCTTGTTGAAATCCTGGAACAATAGAACCTAATCCTAATCCTGCTTGAGCTAATGCTGCTTGTCTTTGTAAGTTTTCTGCTTGATAAACTGTAGGACTAGCTTCAGCATAAGTTCTGCCTGGATAGAACTGTTGTGGTCCTGCTTGGTATTGTGTTTGTGCCTGTCTATATAAATCAGTTAAATAGGGTTGTTGCCCTATCCATGGTTCTGATTTTTGCGTTTGTGTGGTGCTTCCACCTCCACCTCCACCTTTACTCATATAAATCTCCTAGTGTATGGTTGTAAGTTCTTTTCCGAGTATGGTATATGTTTGTTCATAACCGAAATCTTTTAATTTTTTAATAAATCCTTTACGACATACTGTTTCCATAGCATCACAATCTTGTTCTTGTGACCATTCTTCCAGTATTTCTAGTGTTTCTGCTACCCATGTGTCCATTTGTTTGCCACCTAATGTAACGATACGACACACCTTTTTTTGTGGATAGTTTAGAATCTGTGTTGTTATAACTGCTTTAATTTCTTTGCCATTGTCTTTGTCAAAGATAACCCATAATTGCATTTCTTTTTCTTTTAAGAAGAAGTAGATATCATGTACATCCATTTCTTCTTGGGATTTGTTATTACCCATTTCTACATATTGTTTACAATCTTCCCACACGTCATCAATATACTCTGCAGGTATACCAGATACATAAATCATTGCTTTCTCCTATTGACTTACTTGTATAATACTGAGTGTAACAGATGGTGTTGATGGAGCAAATGCTGTAGCTGCAGTATTCTTTAAAGTAACATCTGTGTCATCTGCTGCCCACATTGCTTGTAAATATTGTCCTGCTGTTATACTAAATATTCCATTTCTTGATACAACTTTTTTCTGCCCATTCTCATGTAGTGTGCTAATAATTGTAGATGATGCCGATGTAGCTCCATTTATCTTTGGAAAGAAATATACAGTTTTTGTACTAGCACTATCGGATGTTAGTGAAGCATGAAAACTAATATAGTATTTGCCTGTATGAGTAAAATTTAATTTAGTTGTATCTGTGCCATCTACAGTTATACCTTGTTTATCTCCTGTAGTATTCCAAGTAATTCCATAAGCTGTATCTGCTAATGTTGGTGATTGGTCTACTGTTGATGAAAAGAAACCAAAGTCTCCTGCACCACTACCACCTGCAAATGCTCTCCATACAGTACCATCATAGTAATATAGGTTTTCACCTTGTCCTGGATTCCAGTTAGTGCCATCAGCATAAGCAATATCACCTTGCTTTACTCTGCTAGGTGCAACATTCTTTTCTTCTATAAATGCTATAGGGTTTTCTTGTAATGCTCCTTGTAGCTTAGTCAGTTCTTCAAAAATATATCTAGGTAAATCTTCTGAGTTAGCAGGTACAGGATTAGGTACATACTTAGGAGCTTGTGCCATTATCTTTCCCCTATAACTTCATACTCTAAATCATAGCCATTAAGTTCAAATGGACTGTTATCTGTGTGTTGAAATCTTACTGCGATGTATTTACCTGTTGATCTGCAATCTACTTTATTATTAAGTGTTGGGTCAAAGTTTTGTCCTGCTGTATAAGTATATGTTCCATTAGGCGACATAGAACTTCCAACTGATATAACGACTTGTCCTGAACCACCTACTTTAGGTGTTAGTTTTCTTACTTGTTTAACAGTATTGGTATTACCATCTAAGGTTAATCCTTTTCTTTCTAATGTAGATATGTAATTTTCGCCATCAAACTGTCTGCCGAAATCACCACGATACAATTTAGTATCTGCAACACCTGCCATCAATATACTTCTTTCTGTAGGATTATAGGTTCTTTCTCCCCATACCCCACTATAATCTGTCCATGTATCTGTCTGTGTATTCCAAGTTATGGATGTAGCACCTGGGTCTACAATTCCATTACCAATGTGATAAATGTCAGGCAAATCACGAAAAGTAAATGAGTTATTAACATAGTTATAAATTAATGCTTTATTACAATACTGCGACCCTATACTAGGATAGCATACCCACATTTCTGTTTGCTGTACGTTATGTGCAACAAAAGTGAGATTATAATATGCATCATTTATGTTATCAAATAATTCTTTTTTAACTAAATCAGTAGCTACCGAATTTTTCCTTACCCCATCATGTACTACTAAATCACCTTGAGTAACTACAAAATGTCTACCATCAAACTCAGCTACACAATTTCTACTTAATACACCTGTATCGTTAAATAACTTTTGGAAACTAAATACAAGGTTTCCACCGATGTAGTTAGCTAACCATGTAGAGTTTTCTTTATATATTACAAATGATTGTTTAAGTGCTAGACCATCAACAATAAAATCTGACTCATCACCTATGGTAACTTCCCCTGCATCATTAGTAGAAGAAGATGTCCATGATGATGGATAACTAAAGTTTTCTGCTGCATCACCCCATTTAACTTTGTTAGGAAATTCTGTACTAGATGTTGTTATTCCTAATGCCATCAAATAATTACCAAATGATTTAATAGTTTTGCATATATCTGCTGCATCCCAATTAGGTAAATCTACAAAGTTAGTAGCACCTACGTTAGGTAATGCTTGTGGCTTATCAACACCATTACAAAAGACGGGAAGACCATTATATACAGTTCCTGTCCAATTACCTACTGTAGTTAAATTAGTGGCATAATCGCCACCTGAAGTCCTTGTAACGTCTGTATGAGTAGTACCATCAGTTCTATAAATCTTTGCTGTGCCTGGATAAAACCAATATGATGCTGTTCCAGTAGACCAGTTAAGTACAAAGTATGGAGCTACACTAGGTGTTCCAAATACTGCATCATGTCCTTTGATCTTCTTTCCTGCATTATCAGTAAATCTTATATTACTTGCATGTGAATAAAAATCAGGTGGGAGTACAGTATTGTTTGTATCCTTTATCATGCCCTTTGGAGCAGGTGCTACAAATGTAGGCATTAGGCAGTCCTTTTCCACATTTTAACAACGATATATGGTTGTAAGTTGTTATGACTTTGTCCACCACCAGTTGCCTGTGTTTGTTGAGTAATTGGATTATAATTACCTGCAAAGTTCAAACCATATGCTGATGGTCCACCTGTATTATTATCAAAATAATCATGCGTATGTGTGTGAGACGGTATTTGAGAAGTAGTCAATGTATGTGTTTTAGCACCACCTGTTTCTTCTAAAGTATTAAAATCTGAATCACTAGTATTTTGTCCTACTGGAACACGACCTGCACCAAATGCTACCCACGTACCAAAACCTAATAAAGTTGCAGGATTAGTTGTTACTGATGCATTTATATAAATAGAACCAACAGGATATACGTCAGCTAAAGTTATTATTGAACTGTTAGTAATAGTACCTGTAACTGTTAGGTTTCTAATACCTGTTATGTCTTTGTTAGAATCTGCTGTAACAGCTTTTGATGCTTCGACAGTACCAAGTGTTGCTATATCTACATAATTAAGTTCTGTAGTATTTGCCGTAACACCATCAAGTAAATTTAATTCTGTATGTGTTGATGTCATTGCCCCTGTTATATTGGGGAATGTATTTTTTATTGTTGATTTAAGTAATCTTATGTGGTCATCACCTTGAGCAACAGAATCAGTTGCTCCTGGATTTGAAGTATTAAGACTATCTATATATGTTCCTGTTTCTAATCCCATTCGTTACTCCTTAGGGTATTTGTTTTTAATAGATTGTATTCTTGTTTTCCAAACATCTATGCCTTGATGATAAATTTCATCTAACTGATATTCCCAGTTGCCATACTCGTATTTGCGTTTTTCATCTTGTTGAAGATTACTCTCATAAATATTTGCTTGTGATTCTAATGCGTCTAATTCAGCATCTGTAGGTTTAGAAATATCTAAATTCCATTTTTTAATATATGGACCTTGACCATCATCTTGTAAAATTACCTCTTTGGTAAAATCTATTTCTTTATTAACATATTGTCTAATTTTGCTTGATAAACTTGCC